ATATAACACTATACATATATTGCTATATAATCATAAAAGTATATCACTATATATATAATGCTATATATCGCTTGTATATATGACTATATGTATATAACTATATATAAATTGTTATATTGACTATATCGTCAATTAAAAACTTTTTTGTCAATATAAAAAATGTATATGAATAATATGATGCGTCTCGTAAAAATCGTTATAATATCGATTGTATCGAGGTTTCAGTGAATTGTGATATATGAAATTGATATATAATTACATATAAAATAATAATTGAAATATGATATGAAATATTGCTAAAAGTGCGATTATATCGAGGTTTTAGGTTGACAATAGAATATATAATACCATATGTGGGGAAGGGGGGGGCGTCCGCGTAGCGTGTTATCCTCTTTTATATTCGCACTCATAAATTCCCTCACTTTTCAACACTTGTTCAATATATTATAAATATTGCATTTTTACTAAAATATAGTTTATAATGAAAATATGAATAATAATTTTAATGTTATAGATAGTGATATTCTTTTGCAACTCTTAATGCAATTTGCTACTAAAAACGAAGTAGCAACTTATTTTATGTGTAGCGAAAAAGAATTAGATAAATATGTAAAAAATAAATTTAATGTGTCTTATAGTGAATTAGAAACAACTATGAATACTCGTGGGAAGTTTGCTATTAAACAAAAACAAATGAATTTAGCCTCAACAAGACCTGATATGGCAAAATGGCTAGGTATGCAATATTGTGGGCAAAAAGAAAATGATATGAGTAGCGAAAGAGTTATATTGGTAGCCAATGGATATGACTTAAATGAAGATGAAAAAAAGATATTAAATGATATAAAAAATGATAATGAAAACAAATGAATGAAGTAAGAGTATTAAATTTAGAAAACTTAATATCAAAATACCACCTATTAGATTTTAAATTTAAAGGAAGATATATATTTGAAAAAGGTGGAAGAGCCAGCGGTAAATCTCATGATAACTTGGGAGTGCTTGTTTTATATTCTATTTTATCTTGTAAATATAATAATGTAGTTATTGTAAGGCAAAATGATTACTCTAATAAACAGTCAACATTTAATCTTATTATACATTTAATAGGGGAAATGGGTATGGGGAAATATTTTGCCACAAGGGTAAATCCCCTAGAAATTACTTACCTACCTACGGGGCAAGTCATATATTTTCGTGGGGCGAATAACCCTGATACTATTAAATCTATTGTAGCACCTACGGGATGGCTAAACAGAATGTTTATAGAAGAGTGCAATGAAATACCTGATTATGAGACTTTTAATACTATTGATAAATCTATAAGAAGAGGCGATAGACCTAATGGTATGAGTGATTATGATTGGGAAAACTCATATTGCCAAATTATCGGTGTATTTAATAGTGTTTCACCTGAAACGTGGCTTAAAGAAGAATTCTTTGACGGGAGACTAATTGATAATCAAGAAAAATTAGAAAAAAATAATTATCAAATATGGTATGATACTAAATTACCTATTGGCTTTGGCGTGGGGCTTTTACTAGAAACTACTACAACTATGGCTAATACACATAGAGAAACAAGTGTAGATTTGGCTAATGCTATGCTAAAACAAAAAAATCTCAATAGATATAGGGTTGATGTGCTAGGTATGTGGGGGGAAACAGGGGCAAAAACTTATCCCTCATTTTGTAGTGATAATATTGTAGAATTAAATGATGTTCTAAAAAAATATCAATTTATAGATTTTAATATTGGTATTGATACAGGGTTATCAAACGGGGCTGGCAAGATACTGAAAAAAAATAATTCATGGGTAGAAAGTGCTACAGTGGTAGAACTTTGTGGGGTAACAGCAGGATATGAAAAAGAAATTACTCTTAAAGAATATTTTTGGAGTAACGACGGGGAGGCTTACCCAAAGAGTGCCCCTGAGATACAAAGCGAAATTGCTGATACGCTACAAGCATGGGAAAAAGAATTTGCTAATATACCTAACTTAATGAAAGGTAGAATATATGTTTGGGTAGATAATGCTGATATAGGCTTTAGGCAAAACTTAGAAAATATATGTCGTAGCCGAAAAATGTATAATTATATATTTAATGGTAGCACAAAAACAAGCATATTAAATCGTGTGAGATTTGAAGATTTGCTATTTACATGGGGTGATAAACTTATATGTAGTAATTGCACAAACCTTATAAGAGAATTTAAAAGTGCAACAGGCGACGACAAAGGGAATATAAGAGCCGACGGAAACGATCACGCTATCAATACGGACGAGTATGGATTTGCACCTGTTGTAGAAAGAATGAGAAGATATAAAGATTTTAAGCCACTTGATATTAAAAAATGATATAATTTTATAAAATAGGAGATATTTATGGATATTATCGAACTTATCAAACAACAAATTATTAACCTTAACCCTGTCATTGAATTTAAAACTAACCCTAATAATAAAGATTTACAATTTGAATTAAGACCTGAACATATAAAAAAGTTTGAAATAGAAGAGGCAAGAGCGTGGTATAATGGCGACTGCTCAACATTGCAAGGCTTTTATACTAGGCAAAATCTTACTAATTTTTTAACTGATCCTATTTATCTTAGTGCTAAGCAAATGTATTTTTGGGCACAAGAAGTAAGAGAAAAAAATACCAAAGTAACTCATAGTGGCTTACCTTATAACATTATTTATACAATGGTAAATGTCATTGGGCTATCAAAAATTAAAATAGCCGACGATAATAAACAAGGTATCAACTTACTTTTAAAAAAGATTTTAGATTTTAATAGTTATGATAATTTTAAAATTAACACACAAGAACCTTATACTTTAACGGACGGGGCAGGTGGCGTAAAAATTGATTTTGATTATTTAGTATCAAAAGACTATCCTATTACTGTATATTATGGTGCTGAAGATGTAGAGTATGTAAAAAAGAGTGGACATATTATTGCTGGTATATTTAAAAATTATTATGAAATAAATGGCACAAAATATTTACTTCTAGAAACTCGTAGATTATTAAATACTGATTTAATTATCGAACACTTTTTATTTACAATGGACGGAGTAAAAGACCAAGTTACACCTGTGCCATTAAATACTATTGAGCAATTTACTAAAATACCAAACTCTATTGTTATTAAAGGTATTAACAATTTACTTTTTACACCTTGTATTTACTTCCCTAGCGACGAAAATGATAATCAAGGAAGAAGTTTCTTTAAAGGTGCTATTGATATTTTTGATGACTTAGACCAAATTTATTCTATTCTTGCTAACACGGTTAGAGCCTCAACACCTATTGAGTATATTCCTGAAGATATGTGTAAAAAGGACGAACAAGGTAATGCTATTGTCCCTAGTAAGTTTAATAGAACTTATATTGCAAAGCCAACAAGCAAGAGTGCTGATGGCGTTGTCGATAGCACAATTCAAGTTACACAACCACAAATGCAATTCGGTGAATTCTCAACACTTATTGAAAAACTTACAAACTCAGTTTGTGTAGGTAGAATGTCCCCTGCTACACTTGGTATTGATTTAACAAAGCGTGATAATGCAAGTGCTCAAAGAGAAAAAGAAAAAACAACAATTCTTACTCGTAATAGTATTATTAAAGAACAAGAAAAAATTGATAAATCAGTATGTAATCAATTATTACTTGCTTGTCAATTTATGCACGGAGAATATAATTACAAAGATTATACCGACGATATTAGTGTAGAATTTAATGAATTCGCTAACCCAAGTTATGAAGACGAAATGAGAACACTTACTCCATTACTTAAACAAAAAGCCATATCACCTGAAAGATTTATGGATATTGTTTATCGTAATAAATTAGGTGCTGAAGATTATGCTAAAGAACTTGAGTATGTTAAAAATGCAGTATTAAATGATAAACTTGATAGCATTTTGCCAAAACAAGATGATAAAGATATTACAACTGATAATACTAATCACTTAAATAAAGTGAATAATGATAACTTTAAAGATAGTGATAATTTAGTTAAAAAGGTAGAATAATTTAAATTATTATGAATATATTTGTATTTTTATAAATATATTTTATAATATAAACAAGTAACAATGCTTATAATCATTGTGAGGAGAAAATTTTAAATGTTAGAAACTGAAGGTAAAATTGTAGGAACTTCGACTACACAAGACACAAAAGTTGTTGATAATGGGGTAAGTGCTGATACCCAAGCGACACCTAATGTATCTCAAGAGGACAATACTAGCGACACGACTATCAATAATAGTGTTTCGCAAAAACAAGCCAAGACTTTTACACAAGATGAAGTAAATTCTATAATCAAGGAAAGACTATCAAAAGTCGCCAAGAAGTATGGTTTTGAAACGGAAGAAGAGTTGAACGAGGCAGTAGGCAAAGCACAAAGTTATGATACAACAAAGAAAGAGTTGGAGAACACTAAAAGTTCTTTGGCAGAAAAGGAAAGTATAATTACCTTAATGTCGTGTGGAATTGCTGATAAATATTTAGAAATTGCTAAAACTTTTATGCAGTCTAAAAATATGGAAATTAACAAAAACACAATTAACGAGTTGCTAAAAACATATCCTGAATGGAAAGGACAAGTTAGCGACAAGCAACCATCACCTGTATCATACAATTCACTTGGTGAGACAAACGGAACTCAAAAAACGGAACTTACCGAAGATGAACGAATTAAAAAAATATTTGGAGGTCTTTAATTTAAATGGACAAGAAAAAAATGCTCATTGACCTATTAGAACAAGGTGATTTTCAAGACGATATTTTAAGTGAAATTATCGACATCTTAAAAGAACCTATGAAAGGTCATGAAAAAGAAGAAGAAAAAATCGACCACAAAGAAGAAAAGGTCGCCCACGAAAATGATAACGATAAAGCGAAAGCCATTTTCGGTGGTTATTAAATTATAGGAGATAAAAAAATATGGCAAACTCAATTGCTGAATTAGTTCAATATTACCCAGAGTGGTTAGATAAGGCTTATGCTTATCGCTCTGTTACAGAAGATTTAACACAAAATACTGCTAGTGTTGGTGTAATTCCATTAGGAAACAAAGTAATTAAATATCCAAAGATTGCATTAAGTCAAAGAACAGGTTATCAAAGATTTGGAAGTGGCAACACTAACTCAGTCGGCGTTGTCCAAACTGCTTTTGAAACTGCTACATTAGACTTTGAAAGATATTCACAATTACCTATTGATAAATTAGATAATGAACAAGGTGGTGGCGTTGCTCTTGCACACACTGCTCGTGAACAAGTTAGAACCATTGCTATTCCTGAAACTGATACTTGGAGACTTTCAAAACTTGCCTCTTACACAAATGTTACATTTGGTAATAGAATTGTTGAAACATTAACAAATGCAAACATTGTTACTCGTATGAACGCTATTATGAAGTTCTTCCGTAATCAAAATATTGAAGATAGTAGAGGTAGATTATATATTAGTGCCACAACTATGGGTGTCCTTGCTAACTCAACCGAATTAACAAAGTTTATTACACAAAATGACTTTGGTAAAAATGGCAAAGATATATCATTTGAATTCTATAAATTTATGGGTTATGACTTAATTGTTGTCCCTGATAATAGATTATATACTGACTGCAACCTTGTTGCTGATCCAAAGGCTGATGGTTGCCACCCAACTGCTACTTCATATTTAATCAATATTTTGGCTATTGATAAAGAAGCCCCTGTTGTGCGTAGAGTTCTTGACTTTGCTCAAGTTTACGATAGCACAAAAGGCGGAACATATATTGCTGGCTTTATTGGTTATGCTCTTGTTACTCTTGAAGTAGGTTGTTGCTTTGTCCCTGAAAATCACATTGGTGGTATCTTTGCCTCAGTTAGTGAAACAAGTGCTGTCGGCGTTGCCTCTGGTGTCTTAGTTAGTGCTCTTGCTGGCACTGCTGCTAATACAACCATTATCAATGCTGTCTTACCAAATCCAAACAACATTGCTTATGATACAATTTATGTCCAAGCCGCTGCTTATAATATTGGAGACAATATTGCTGGAACAGAAGTTACACTTGGAACACAATTCGCTCCTGCACAAGCCAATATGCACATTGCTCTTGG